AGAATTAGGACAGAAACACAGGAACCATCCGCTGGTGTTGGCGGTAGGCCCCGCGATATACGACTATCTGGAACAGAAGCATAAGGCAATTAACAGAAGGAGGAATAAGTGATGTTCGCAGAGTGGGTAACGATGGGTGTACGAATCGGTATTACGGCGTTCTTTGGATTATTTACGTTCCTGTTGGCAAGTGCGGCTGTAGTAGGAATATTAGGCATTATCTGCCAATTGATTGTACATAGAGAGGATGAAGAAGATTGAAATATCTGATTCTTGCATTGATTATCGTTTCCGTCTACAACGCTGCCACAACAACGATGGGTAAAAAACTGCATTGGAGCCTTGTGTTGTATTGGACGCTTGTAGCAATGACATATTTCATAAAGGCAAGTGATTTACAGTGATATATGTAGGGGTTGATCCAGGAGCTAAAGGCGGCTATGCAATTATAGCCGAGAGCGAAACGGGCAAGGCTGTGTTTGCCTATCCGTGGGACGATACGTTCTTTGCCTATGAAATGTCCGCGCTGATGTGGAAGAAGGATGATGGTGTCACCGCCGTTGTAGAGAAGGTGGGCGCAAGGCCGGGACAGGGCGTTACCAGCATGTTCAATTTCGGCAAGAACGCGGGGTATATCGAAGGCGTGTTATCCGCTTTAGGCATCCCGTATCAGTTGATACCCCCCGCCACATGGAAGAAGGAATTTAGCCTAATAGGGAAGGACAAACAAGCATCCATTGTCACCTGTCACAAGCTGTTTCCTGATGTGGACTTGAAGCGTTCTGAAAGGTGCAGGACGGACAGTGACGGGAAGGCAGAGGCGTTGCTTATTTGTGAATGGGGGCGACGGCATCTATGACTATGAACCCCTGTTACAACGACGGCAAGGATTGTCCTCAAAGGTATGTTGGGTGTAAAGCAGATTGCGAGAAATGGCACAAATGGCTGGCAATCCACGAAGCCGAGAAGGAAGCGATTCGCCGCAACAAGTACGCCGGGAACGAAGCCGATGAATTTGCGCGAGACAGGACAAACCGCCTGAAAGTATTCTATTCGGCACGATACCAACAGGAGAAACGGAGTGGGAAACGATGACGAGATCAGAGGAATTGCGGCAAGAACTGATTGACAAGCTGGCTATAGCCATTGCCAACTATGAACGGTACGGCAGTAGCGACGAGTTCCATTCACAGCACGTCCTTTTGGATTGTATTACGGCGCAACGGTTGCACACCCTTCTGACGGAGCCTGTGAAGTGGCTGTATTACGTCAATGACGAGGGCAAGGCCCGGTGGAAATGTTCGGCTTGTGGAGCCGTGAAGCACAAGAACCCGTACTACAAGCGGTTCTGTAGTCAGTGCGGGAGACTGATAAAACTGGAGGCGTAAGCAATGAACGCATTACCAGAGGGCGCGGTTAAGATCGTACAGGCAGAGATTGATCGGCAGCATATTCAACGGTCATTGTTGCGGGTAGCCGTTGGGAACACCAAGAGCAATTCGGATTACGATTGCATGACCACATACGCCCGGTACAGGTACAGGCAGAAGGAACACGGAAAATTGTATGAAGCTGCGTTTGGCGTGATTGGCCTGATATGTGTGATTGTCGCGGAGGTTTACGACTATCTAAGCGGGATTAACAGGGAGGGATAACATGGCAACTTGTTTCGCGTATAAGAAGAACGCTGCTAACGGCAAATGGCAGTGCATGGCGATTGTCGCAAGCTGTGACGGCAATGATACACAGTGCGGCTTCTACAAGACTAAGGCACAGTACGAATTAGACAAGGAAGAAGCGTTGAAGCGCATAGCCACATTGCCGGGGCATGTACGCCGCAAGATTGCAGAAACGTACTATAACAGTGAAAGGCCGTGGCAGAAGTACGTCACTGACAACGATGACAGCGACTTTGAGGAAATGAAAGGAACCGCCATATACGAGGAAACCAAGCCCGTGTTTACCGGCAGAACCGAGGGCGCGTTGGATGACGCATGGCGGGAACTGATTAAGACGCTGGACACCGAAGTGATTGGCCTTGTGTAACGAGCGTCAGAGGGTATGGCAGCGGGAGAACCGGCAGATGTTGGTTAAATGCCATCTCTGCCGGGATTGCGGGAAGCAGGATGCGCATACAATGGCCGGACATAGTTTCTGCTATGAGTGTAATGAAAAACGCAATGCATGGGCGCGGGCATACCGCGAGAAGAACCGGGAGCGCGAGAACGCGAAACGTCGCGAGAAATACGCGCAACGCAAGACGCAACACCTATGCGCCTCTTGTGGCCGTGAAATGCTGATTACAGATAAACATTGCAAATGTCCGAGATGTCGTGGGGATGAGTACAAGCGATATGTAACAAAGTATATACCGAAGCGGGTTGGCAATGTCTGTTTCCAGTGCTGTACGAATCCACCGTTGGATGGTAAGAAGCTGTGCCAAAGTTGCTACGATAAAAACCTTGTAAAGCTGCAAAAGGCGTTGACCGTAAGGAAGGAGCGAGAGAATGTTAGACTTAACCAAGGATGACGTTGACAAGATCGTTGACAGTATCGAGTATCTTGTACGGTATCAGGATAAGCGCACTGTTGCCCGGATGATGAAGGACTGTGACCTGACTTTCAATGAATACCGTATCGTCTGCGACTTAGCTATGCCGACCATCCGCGAACACAGCGATACGTTGAGCGCAAAGCACAGTCTGGCGTATTGGAAATCGCAGTTGCAGAATCAGGTTGATCGGCTGACTAAACGCTGTGAAAGACTGTTGGGATTGAGGTGAAAACATGGGAAAAGTCACACTGTTTGAAACCACAACGCGCAAGCCTATCACTCTGATAGGCGAACGCGCCGGGGTGTGTTGGGGCGCGGACATCACGGACGCGGAGCAGAACTACAAGCGCGGATTGGACTGTATTCAGTCGGGGCATGGCAGAACGCTTGAATTTGTAAACGTTGAGATGATCCTGAACGGCTATTCTGCCCGTGTCATCCGCGAGTGGTATACTCATATCGGCGGTGCGCCCACGCGGTTACAGGCATCTACGCGGTACATCAACTACAAGCGTTTCGACTATATTATACCGCCGTCCATAATGGCGATACCGGAGGCGAAAGCGCGATACATTACCATGATGGACGGTATACAGCGGACGGCGCACAGGTTGGAGGAAATGGGTATACCCCGCGAGGATGTGGCAAACCTGTTGCCACTGGGAATGACAACAAAGATTGTGGACAAGCGCAACCTTCGCAACCTGGTCGATATGTCCCGGCAGCGGATGTGCAACAGGGCGTATTGGGAGTTCCGGGAGATGTTCAGCGACATCCTGACTGAACTGGAAGATTACAGCAGAGAATGGAAGGAAGTCATTGAACTGACCATGCAACCTAAATGCAAAGAGCGCGGGGGTTGCCGGGAAAAACACGGATGCGGACAGGCGGGTGATAATTGATGTTGTTCGACGATTACCAGCAATTAGCGCGGAGGACACAGCGGACGGATTTGCCGTTGTGGGCGTTACGGGAACACGCGCTGTACCTGTTGGGCGCAGAAGTCGGTGAAGTCATGGGACTTCACCAGAAGGTACACCAGGGCCATCCGATGGACGAAAACGAGTTGCGGTTAGAGATCGGGGATGTGCTATGGGGGTTAGCTGAATTGTGCGACTGTTACGGTTTCAGGCTGGAAGAAATAGCTATAGCCAACATTAACAAGCTGCGCAACCGATACAAGGACAAGTTCACGGTAGAGGAAAGCGTGAATAGAGTGGAGTATCAGAAAAAGGAACCAGTGCGAAGCAAATACTATTCGACATTTAAGAAGGAGGAAACAAAATGAATTACAAACTGAACGAGCAGAACGGGAACGTCAACTACCTGATGATGGCGGGCAATGATATTGTATTGCATCATACAACTATCGAAACGGCAACCTGGGCTTGTGAGAACAACGAAGTCAAGAACGAAACGCTCTGTAAAGAGTATCCCGATTACTGCATCCACGCAGGGCAGTTTTACTTTGAGGGCAAATGGGGAAAGCCGAAGTCGAAGAAGCGCGTCAAGGATGCTGTCTGCAATAATGACTACTGCGAATTGGAGTGATCTAACATGGAAGAAGAAAAACGCAAGCGCGGACACCCCCCGTGGACGGAGGAACAGAAACAGGCGCGGCGGGAACTGAACGCGAAGAAGCGCGAGGAACGCGAGGCCGAGGAACAGGCCGCAGAACAACGGTATGAAGAAATCACGGGCAAGAAGCGCCCGAAGAACTATAAGCGGAGCAACAGCAAAGACCCGTGGACGGCTTCACAGCGCAGAAGGAATAAGGCAACCTGGGACGCGAAGCTGGCAGAACGGGACAAGGAATACAAACAGTTGATCGCGGACAATCCCCACAAGACCAAAGATGAACTTGGCATACCTGACCATTGGAAGCCCCGCGACGGTTCGCCATCCGGGTATTATGGAGTGGCATTGCGTCAGGCGCGGGTGGGTATCAGCTTGCCGCCTATCAATATCAAAAATCCGCATGAGGTGGAAGCCAGGATTGACCAATTTTTCGATTTCTGCGAGATGAATAACAGACCGCCCAACATGGTTGAATTGGCAAATTGGCTGGGCGTTAGTCGTGAAACTTTGCAGAATTGGAAGGACGGCAAGATCGGCAGCACAGAACATGAGCAGATCATACAACGCGCCCTGTCCGTTATCGAAGCCAGTTTGGTGGCGCAAGTCCAATCAGAACCGAAGATCATGGTCGGCGGGATGTTCCTGCTCAAGAGCATGTTCCATTACCGGGAGCAGAACGATGTGAACGTGAACTTCAACGCGCAGAACGACAGGGTATTGAGCGCGGACGAAATCGCAGAACGGTATCTTGGGGACGGTAAGAC